TGTATCTTTATATCATCTACATCATGCATGACATTACTTACTAAATCATACACGTCTTCCTTATGACCTTCTTGGTGGGAGGATAAGAAGTTATTCTCTTCGTCTACCTCCATCATATATGTAACACTAAACTTACGTTTCATTTGTGCTTCTCTTTGTATACCTCAATGAGTTTGTTTAAATACCATTGCGCCTTTTGCAAATCCTCTAGGCCACCCTTGTATTCATATCTCCATACGTACTTCAGTATGTTCCCTTGTAGGTATCCTTCTTTGTTGTGGTTAGTTGCAGCAAGGATAGCATCAATACATTCTATACCTGCTTGGTTATAATGTGGTGGGTTGTTTACTAAGTCACTCACTTTCACTTCCTTTAATTCTTCTATGTCATCAATGTCCTTAAACAAATCATCTATCTCAAAGTCTATTTCAAACTCTTCTTCTGTCATGCTTCACCTAACGTCTTTGTCCACTTGGTTAATTTAATTACGTTACCTTCTGTTTCATAATCCATTTCTTTAGAAAGTTCAACCTGTGTTTCAGCATATTGTTTAGGAAACATTTCCTTTAACAGTTCATGCCTTGCATCATCAAAGTATTCTATCAGATCAGGGTACTCTTCCAGTACCTCAGATGCTGCTGCCATAGTCAGTGCATAATCCATAGCTGCTCTCATCGCTATAGGGTGTTGCTCATCACCAAAGATTAAACCTGTCTTTAGTATGCCTGTCCATGATCCATCTTCTTCTGTCTCAGGGCTGATGATTATAGCAACGTCACCATCCTTTAGTTCGTAACCCATTAGGTTCTCCTTTTAACTATGACACGCTGCACTTTCATGCGGTTGCCTTTTTCTAGTATCCACCCTTCAGGTATAACACGATGCGCCCACTTGAAGTTCTTCTGTTCACACCAGTCACAGTACCTAGACTTAGCTCCTTTATATAATCTTTGTTTAGCGTTGCTGAATACAAACCTGATGTCTAGCTTTGGATGCTGTCTTTGTATCTCAAGATGTTTTTTTCTATCAGCAGAACTAAATAATCCTTTTGTTTCTATTATAATACCGTTGTCTAACTCAAAGTCAGGTGTGTATGTGCGATAGCGTAAGTCTTCCCACTCTATCTTTATCTTCTCATACTCTACTGTCTTCTGTCTAGTCTTTAGAAACGTAGCAGCCTCTTGTTCAAGACCGCTACGATATAACTTTTTGTTATGTCTCCTACTATTCACTTAGAAGAATCATAATTTTTAAACAACTTCCAGTATGTCAATAAACTTTTGAACATGTGTAAGTGTTTAGTGTGTGTTTCTTTATTCCATTTGTAAGGTACTATTAATTCTGGATCTTCTCTGTCAACAAAAATAGATACTCTTTCAGGTGCAGCCCATCCAAGCCCATGAGCATAGGCAGATAACTGCATACCATGCTCATCAAACACAAGCTTTGATCCTTCCTTGCCATCTAAGTTATCTTTTGTTTTAAAGTCAACAAAGATACCTGACATAGAGTGTAAGTCTATCTTGCCACCATAACCCTCTTTAGCACAGAACGAATCTTCTGACTTCCACTGCTGATATGCACCGAATGTCTCATCCAAGTATTCTTTTATTTTAACGTAGGGTTTTGTTTCTTCTTCACCTTCAAACCCTTGTTCTATCATGTTGTGGATGATTGTACCTTTTTCTGCTGCTTCTTTACCTCCACTCTTTGAATGTTCTTTACACCTGTAGAAAAACTGTGCGGTTGATTCATGCTCTTTCTTCTTTAATGTAAGTGCAGAATTTATGGCTTGGTTAATCTTCCAGTTTTCAAGTGAAGGCTTGGCTGCAACACCAAGGATAGTAGTCACGGAAGGTACATACCCATGTTTTCTAGCATCCCTTAAGTTGGTGCTGCGCTCTCTGCCTTTAGAGTCCAAGATTGTGTATGCAGCTTTACCTTCTTTGTCATACCAGTGATTAGACTCTTTACCCATTACTCATCAACCTCCACATACTCATTGGATATTATTTCATTAACAAGTTTAGCATCAGCAGCATTGTCTACACTCATACGTTCAGCATGTAGGTCAAGTATTTTACCATTACTGTAACTAATAAGTTCATAGAAATCCCTAACTAACATTTCATTTTCATCAGTAAACTCAACAGTCTCGCCTAAAGATGCTTTTATCTTACCAAACTTTGCACCAGTAGGTATACTATCTTCGATACCTTCTAGTTTAATGTAATTTTTTACAGGTAGTTTGTCTTTTTTAGGGTCTGATATTTTAGAAATAATACTGTTAATACTTTTTAAGCTATCACGATTTTTAACATCCATTACAAAAGGAATATCTTCTACAGCGACAGCGACAGGCTCACCATTTTCATCAGTAGAATTATCAAATGTTACTGTACCATATAAAACAGCGACACGTTTAACTGATCGTATCACTTGTTTAATTGTATCACTCAAAGAATTAAAGTCTTCAATATAACCCGATGGTCTTCCTAAATTAAAACCACCGATGCTATCCTTCAGATCACCGCTTAGTGAATCAGACATAACAGACTTTTCCATTTCTCCTGTTTCACTATTCCAACGCTGCCACTGAAAGCGCCTTAAGTATACACGGATGGATACGTTTGTACTATAAACAATCTCATCGCCCACCTTAAGAGTAAAAGCACCTACTGGTACTACTTCAGTCTTTATATTCTTACCATTGACTTCAACCTCACCCATGATCGGCTGATGTATCATGCCTAGTCTTGATATGCTTGGTAAAAAATCAGCGTTACTTGTTTTGATTGGAGCAAAGCCCATAATCTCTGCCATTGATTTACCTGTTTCATTTACTATTGATACTTCATTACTCATTATATATCCTTTTTTATAGAGTCTAAGAGATCTTAGTTATACACTAAACGTCAACTGTGTCAAGCCAATTCTCCCCTATCTTTGCTTCTAAAAGCATTGGTACATTCATCTTTATTCCATATGTCTCCTCTATTATGTTGTTTAAATCCTGGTTCATAGTCCACACCATTGACAATACTAACTCTTTCTCGTCAGGGTGTACGTCAACCACCATAGAATCGTGTACAGTATTAACTAAACACGACTTCATGTGTCGCAAACGTTCATGCATCTCATTCAGTACCACTGGTACTACATCACCAGTAGCAAAGCCTTGCACTGGGTAATTCTTTATCATAGTGAAGTGCGTTGGTACACCACTGTGGCGTCTTGTCACATCAGGAAAAGCATACTGTCTGCCTGATATGTTTGTTATCTTCATGTGTTCTAATGCTTCTTCAGCTAGGTTACTATGCCAGTTGGCTATGCCCTTGTACTTATCGTTGAAGTGCTTGTAGTACGTAGCCTCTGCTTTTGTACGTCCGTAACCGCTTGCTCCAAAGAGTGGTGCAAACGTGTGTTCTTTAGCTGCTTGACGTGATGTTGGTTGCCCTGCATCAGTAATAACTTTTGCTGTGTAAGCATGTACATCGAAGCCAGTTGAAATTTCTTGCATCGCTGTTTCATCCTGTGCCAAGAACGCTGCTGTCCTAAATTCGAGTTGTGCAAAGTCTGCCTCCATAATTAATCCGTTGTCAAATCTTGATACAAATACTTTCTTTACAGGAAACGTACCACCTCTTGGCATGTTCTGCATGTTGGGATTCCTACCACTGAAACGTCCTGTTGCTGTAATGTGTTGAGTAAGTCCAACGTGCAGGAATCCATTGTCCTTAGTGTACGTTCGTATTCCGTTGACAAAAGAAGATAGGTAAGAACTGATAGCATTATGACGTTTAAGATCAGAAATGAAACTGATAGCCTCGTCCATTCTATTCTGTTTTGCAGTTGAAGATAGTACATCTAGTTCATCCTTCCCTGTGTTAAATCCATTGGCACTAACCCACTTCTTACTAGGTGCAATGAAGCGTAGCCCTGCTACTTGTTGTGTGTTCTTTAGTTTGTATCCTTGTGCATCACAATCTTTGCATTTATTAGGTCTGGCAAACTTTGTTCCATCTTTTTTAAGTCTGTATACTTTACCTTCCCCTTGGCAACTAGGGCAGGTGTAAGCCGATGTCCTGTAGATTGGTGAGGAGTTGGCTGCAACGGCATCCTTAAACTCTTCTTGTGTCTGTGTGAACTCGAACAGATCAGCCCATTCCTTTTTGTCATGTACCCTTCTGCTGAAGAGGACTTGCGACTTCTGTTCAGGTGACCGAAGGTTGATCGGAGTGTCGCCCATAAGTTCCCTGACTTTCTTTTGCAGACGTGTTTCGATCTCTGCTTTCTCATGTTCGTACTCCTTTGCTACTCGCTCCAACTCTTGAAGATCGACTTTGAATCCAGCCATATAGATTTCTGTAAGGGTTTTACATGTGTTGAAGGTAACACGTCTAATGGTATGGAGAGAGGCGGCATTGGGTTGGCTGTATTCTTTTTCTTGGGCATGGAACAACTCGCAAGTAGTAAGCAAATCATACTTGAGATAATCACAAAGCTCCTCATAAGGTATTTCATTTGTGTTCTTTCCTTCCTTAAAGTATTTCTTTAGTGTGTCTTGCTTTTTAAATGTTAACTGCCTACGTTCCGCACAAGCCTCAAGGCTTAGTCCTTTTCTCTGCCCACGATCTAGTATATACTCACCAAGCATAGTGTCATAGATGGCACCATCATACTTGAACCCACACTCCCATAGCCACATCAAGTCATGCTGTGCGTTATG